GATTCTGGATCTTGAGCATAAGATTTTATTTCATAATTTCTTTGAGACATTCCATTAACTACTATATCTACAAACTTAGATATAATAGGTACAGGCTTCCAATCTAAATTAAGATAAGATAAATCGCCATTAATAGCTAATTCGTCTTTATATTTTTGTATAGGTTGTTCTCCACGTGCATATAATCTACGAGTATGAAATTGATTAAAATTAACAATAAATCTATCTCCACCACCTCGAGTATTTCTAAACCATTCATTTTCAATAGCTCTGCCCACTAACGTTCCATATTCTACCGACGCCTTTTCTTCATCAGGTACTACCTGACTGGGAAAGCTACTATTATAATTAGTTGTTATCATTTATTTTATTAATTTTGATAAATTTTTTCCTGTACTATTATCATATTTTGCAAAATTTAAAAGAACATCTTGTTTTTCTATTTTAGCATGAGGTCTGTATCGATGTTGATTACATGCCATTAAAGCTAGTCCAGAACTAATAGATGCATCATGTGATGTTCTATTATTTATATTAAATCTTGCCCAATCTTCTAAAGTTCTTTGAAAATATAAATCTCCATATGTTTCTCCTAAATTCCCAACAAAGGTTTCAATATAAGTTTCAATAGCTGCGGCATGAGCTTGTTTTATATCTTCACTTGAATTAGGTATACCACCGATTTCTCTTTCTGTTACTGATAATTTAGTTAAAGCTTTATCAGGCCTATTAATAGAAAAATGCCTATATCCTCTGCGACGCAAATAATACAAAAGTCTAGGTTTGTTATTTTCCGCTAAGATAGGCATTCCATAGAAGATTAGTGCCATAAGCACATCTTCAAAAAATATTTCAGCCGTTTGTGGTCTAGCTATATATTCTAAAAAGAAATGATTTGGAGGTACATTTTCCATAGACCATTTAGTTAATCCATGTAATGATCCGTTTGAACCCCGTTTATCTACTGTTCCTGATATATCATAAGGATCACAACCAAATGCGCCAAGATGTTTATTACCAGGATATTTCATTCCTCTTTTTATAATTACACTGTTTTGAAGATTTTTAGGGGGTAACCAAGAAATATAAAATTTTCCTTTTGGATTTGGCATAAATAATACACGACTATCTCGAACACTATCTTCCCATATAAAATTTCCTTTAGTAATTATATTACTATAATTTATATCTTCATTCCAATCTATTTGTTCATAGATTCTAGTTAAATTAAATAAAGATTCTTTAGTTTCGTCTCTAAACGCATGCTTTTCTGTACGCGGGAATTGACGATAAAATTCATTTAATCCATCTGCATCATCTTTTAATCCTTCTACTTCATTTTGCCAGTAGTCAATAACCCCAATTTTAATTCTTCCGCCATGCGGTCCAAAACTAGGTGCCTTGGGGGTTTCGAATACAGGTAATCCATAAGAATCGATGTATCCTTCGTAGTTCCATTCCATAGGTATGAACAAAGAATAGAGTCCTGAACGAGTTTGTCCGTTGGCGTTTCTTTTTGTAATATCTGAATCATTATATAATTTTTTAAAGTTATCACCTCCTTTATCTAAAGCATTGCTAGTAGAGCCCATCATGCATTTACCAATAATTCTACTACCAAGTCTTAATGTAGTTTTTGTAACTCGCCAATTATTTAAAATATTAGTTGGCCTTTCCCATTTACCAGATTCATCATGTACTAATAATTGTAATTTTTCACCATCATAACTATTATCACCAGTATTTTTCCAGTCAATAGTTGTATCAAGACCTTCTAATTCTTCTTCTTTAATACCTAATTCTATCTTTCTTCTAGTAAATTTAGAAGCTGGTACTCTATATGCTAGTTCTGTTTTAGGTCGATCCATACCATCTTGAATCGGTTTAAAAAAGAATGGATAGTTAACTGATATAGGAACAACCTTATCAGTAAACATCTTTTTAGCATCAGGTCCAGTTTTAGATAATATACCATATCTTGAATCACTTGCTAGGGTAGCTAAATTAACTACTTCCCCTGAGGCCATAAAAGAAAATCCTGATCTACGATTTTTAAGGTAACAGATTCCGTAACACCTAGTATCTGCTTTACAAGCTTCCCAGAATATAAAGAATAATCTATTTGCTTCCCTAAAGTCTGGTGCCCCAACATCAATTTTACTCCATTGCAAATATGTATAATGAGTACCAGTAAGATAAGTATTAATATTTTTATTTTTAAACCAAAATCCCTCATCTCTCCTTTTAAACTCTTCATCTATATAAGGATGCCATTTTTCTTTAAATTCTTCTGGATAATCTTTCCAATCAAATACTGTCTTTATTCTTTGTAATTCTTTAGGATATATATGCTTCTCCCATGAATTACTTTCAAATTTAATAATAGTTTTAGGCGCTTTTGGTAAGGCAATTTTAAGATTTTGTATTTCATATACATCTCCTATTTCCCCCGTCTTACTAATAACTATAACATCATGGTCTTCATTATATCCATATTCCCATTTTTTATAACGATTTAATCGTTTTATAACTTTGGGTTTAATATAATCATCTAAGATTTTATATAAAGTTTGCTTATACATTATTTAGACCTCCCTTCTGCAAAACCTTTAAAAGTTTTTTCTTTCTTTACTTCTTTAGGTTTATTTTCTAATATATCCTTTTCTTCATTAATTCTATTTAGAATTTCAAAAGCATCAAATATAGCTAATTTTTTAGTAGCTGCAGCATTTTTTAATCTGTCTGCGGAAATATCTTCGTCTGAATCTACAATTGGTTCTTTAGCAACTTTGATTAATTCTTCAACTGCTTTGTGCCCAGCTTGGATTATATTCAGTTTCGTTTCCTTTATATTCGTCATATTTAATAACAATATCTTTAGATTTCATACAATATAATAATTGTCCATCAATTACAAATTCCCATTCTCTTAAAGGATTAAATCCTATTACATCTTCTTTATGGACATCTAGTTGTGTTAATATATCATTAGTATATTTTAACACCCCTTTTTGTTGTTTTAATATTTCTGTTTTAGATTTATCTGTTTCTCTTACAGGTTTTACAAAACAATAATCTAAATTTGTTAACCATTCATCTTTTTGTTTATATAAATATATTTGGTCTAAAGGACAAAAATATAAATTTTCAGTAAAATAATTTCTACTATTTCTTTCATTCCCTCGTATATCATACCATCTTCTAAATATATTATGATGTACTACAACTACATCCCCTTTTTTTATATTAGTACATAAACTTGTAGGGGTGGAAATTACTTTGGCCATTCTATTTATATATACAAATTCTTCTATACTTGTATTAACAACTAATTTAGAATCACCTACTTCTTTTTCATTATTATATCTTCCATCAATAGGAGATATAATAAAATTAAATAAACCTTTCATTAATATTCTAAATCATATTCAACAGAGATTGCCATATTAGAATTAAATTTCTTCCAAGGTACAATTTCTTTGTTTTTTTTAATTAAAATATTATAAGAATTATCTTCAGATTGGTGTAATATATGAGAGATTTCATGACCTCCATAAACTTGTTGGCCTACAGCATAATGCATAGCTTCATTTTTATAATCTGCTCCTATACTGATTTTCCTTATATTACTCGACATTATCTTTAATCGCCTCATATGAACCATCTTCTAAATTAATATTAATGGCTCCGTACTTATCTTCTAATTCTTTTTTTAGCTTTTCTTGATCTTCATTAACACCAGCTAGCTCATGTAAAATTGCATGCTTTTGCGATTCTAAAACTCCCATATTTTGCAACATGATTCTTATCTTCTTTTGAAAATCAATTATTTTATCGAATTCTTCTGTTTCTAATTTATTCACTTTTTTACTCATAATTTAATTTTATTTAATTAATATTAGTTTACTTATTTATAATCACCTATTTTAAAGGTATTTTACTTTTTTTTAATAGATTGAAATTTCTCTGCTCCACGTGATCCAAAATATGCTACATATACAGTAACAAGAAGAGTCTGTAATAATGATACCCATCCTTCACTTACATGAAAATCCCATTCAAAACTATCTAATAATATTAACAATACCATAGATAATGTTAAAAATATTAAAGACATTGGTCGCGTATTTTTACTTAACCAACTATCTGATTTCATATCCGACTCCCAGCGCTTTGATACTTCTTCCATCTCCACCATATCTTGCTCTAATAACATCAATGCTTTCTCTTTGTCTTCTGGTAGTAATGTATCATCTTTAGTTATAAGATTTTTTACTATTCCAAAAATACCAGCATCTGGTAATATATCACCAGCTATGCCTAGAATTCCAGGAGCTACTTTAGTTAGAAATCCTCCAACCTTTGTATCCTTAAAACGTTTTTTTGCCATTATTTACCTCTTGGTACATATTCCCATTCTTTACAAACTTTTTTCATTCCACGTTTTTTACCTTCACTTGTATCATCAGTTTTTTCTTTTTTAACACCGACACATCTACCTTTTTCTTCACTCCATACTTTATTGCCCTTACAAGTTTTATCTTTTACTTTTTCTACTTTTTCTTTCTTTTCTTTTTCTGGCTTAGCAATACACTTACAAGCATCTTTATCCCACATTTTGCCTTTACCACATCCACCTTTAGGTCTAACACATTTTGCCGATGAACCACCGCCTTTTGTTGTTGACTCTATATCTTGATCCCCAGCTTGACCTACACATTCACCATTTTTCCATACATATCCTGATTTTTTATCACACTCTGTTTTGCTTGTGATTTCAGTAGCTGTTCCTCTTGCTGTTACTTCTTCGGTTTCTAACTTATCTTGTTCTGTCGTATCTGGAGTATCAGGAGTATCTTTTTCCCAACTACAATTAAAACCACCAGACTTTGTGCCTTCTGGTTTCCTACTTCCATCTTCATTTAGACAAGCCTTTTCAAAAGCTGTATTTGGTATGTTTTTAGCTTTTTTACCTTTCTTTCCTTTTTCTCCTCTTTCTAAATCTGTTTGAGTTCGTGTAGTAGTTTCTGTAATATCATCATCTGTAGTTCTTTCACTTACT